GTGAACCATACATCCACTTTATTGATGAGTCCAACCGTCAGATGCCTCAATGGCTAAAGGACAAGGGGCTGAAGATTCACCAGTCGAATCTGTGCTCTGAAATTGTATTGCCAACTGATGAAAAGCGTACTGCCGTGTGTTGTCTATCGTCTCTGAACTTGGAGTATTACGATGATTGGAAAGATCACCCAATTTTCCTTCGAGACGTCGCTGAGATGTTGGATAACGTTCTTCAGTACTTCATTGATAATGCTCCTGATAGCATATCGAGAGCAATCTATTCTGCTAGCATGGAACGCTCTATTGGTATTGGTGCCCTCGGTTTTCATGCTTTTCTACAAAAGAAAAGTGTAGCTTGGGAATCAGTAGTCGCAAAATCACTCAATAACAAAATCTTTAAGCACATAAGAAATGAACTTGATAAAGCGAATCAAACTCTTGGAATGGAGAGAGGTGAGGCTCCTGACGCTAAAGGCACTGGCAATCGTTTCAGCCATCTTATGGCAGTTGCTCCCAATGCTTCATCTTCCATTCTTATGGGCAATACCTCTCCTAGTGTTGAACCTTATCGGGCTAATGCTTATCGGCAGGACACTCTTTCGGGCGCTCACCTGAATAAGAATAGGTTCTTAGACGAAATTATTCAAAAGCATTCTGAGCTTCATCCTGATGGATGGGCTGATGAGGTGTGGCGCTCTATTATTGCAAACGATGGAAGTGTTCAACACCTCGAATGGATGTCTCAACACGAACGTGAAGTATTTAAGACATCGATGGAAATCGATCAGCGTTGGGTTGTAGAACATGCTTCTGACCGACAGCAATATATAGATCAAGCGCAGTCGATCAATTTATTCTTCAGACCTGATTCGCATATCAAATATATACACAGTGTGCACTTCCTCGCTTGGAAGAAAAAACTTAAGACACTTTACTATTGCCGTTCTGAAAAGATTGGAAAAGCAGATAAAGTTCATAAGAAACTCGAACGAGAAATTATCAAAGAAATCGATATCACGGCAATCGCTCAAGGCAACGACTGTATAGCTTGTGAGGGATAATGGAACAAGAAACTTCTAAACAAGAATCTCATAGACCTTACGTATGGTGGATTATGAGAATTGTGGAAATGATTACTTGCGCACACATTATTGCAGGTGTATGGAGACATTGGTAAATGGATGCACACGACATATATCACAAGATCGCTGATCTCTGGTCTCAGCATGTTAACAAACACAGCGGAATAGTCAATCAACCTGACAGTGCTATCAAAGTTTGTGTTTGGACTAGTGAAGGATATCGAGAAGTTAAAGATGTCATATTTAATAATGATTTGAAAATTATAGAATTGGAGCTTGACGAATGAAAGAAGTATTGAAATTTTATGCAGACTGGTGTGGTCCATGTAAGATGTTATCGAAGACTCTTGAAAATTTAAAAGACAACGATATTCCTATTAAAGAAATAGATATCGATGAACAGACTGATCTAGCGGTACAATATAATGTTCGCAGTGTACCTACTATGGTATTATTAGAAAACGGCAGCGAGGTCAAGCGAGCTGTAGGTTCGATGTCGCTTGACAAAGTAAAAGAATTTCTAAAATAAAGGAAACACAATGGCGCACCTTGTCGCTAATCTACCTCCATTGCACTGCTATATAAGAAAAGAATTTCTATATGATTTTCAAAAAGGATTTGGAGAGTACGAGCCGTGTATATGGGTCAGTATCAAATCTATAAGAGGACAGGCTTTCCGTATTGAGTCATATCTTCCTAACTATGGAGCACTTTACGACAAGCTGCCGCTTAACGCGTATGTGTCGCGTAACACCGAATTAGTTAAAGAAGATTTTCTACCATTAGATGTTCTTCAGATATGGGATTGTTTTAGTCACGACATAACTGTAATAAAGAAGTCATTCTTATCAAACCTAACTGCTAAATTCTTTGGTAAAGATAAACACTGGTATCAGGGTTCATATATGTTCACTGTCGATAATTCTTGTCCTGATACTAATGTGTTAGACACCACGTACGCAGAGTGGCCCGAAGATCACAAGTCGTTTAATTTTATTATGTTGGACAACGGCCAGTTCGCAGCACAACCTAACAACAGAACTATATTTTTAGACGCAGCTTCTAATCCACCAACATTAAGTATGCCCGATTTTAAAGTATGTACGAAACTATATCGAGTCGAAACTAATCCTAAGTGGGCACTAGGCAATACAACTACTGTCATGTACGACAAGTAATTTAGAGGAATTCATGGTTAAGACCAAATTAAATTTAACAGACGAAAGAAATAGCTTCAAACCATTTAACTACCCTTGGGCATACGAAGCATGGCTCAAACACGAACAAAGCCATTGGCTCCATACCGAAGTACCGATGGCTGAAGATGTCAAAGATTGGAAAAAGAAATTAACAAACGAAGAGAAGCAGTTCCTTACTCATATCTTCCGCTTTTTTACTCAGGGAGATATCGACGTCGCGGGTGGTTACGTTCGCAATTACCTACCTTATTTCCCTCAACCAGAAATTCGTATGATGTTACTTGGATTTGCCGCGCGTGAAGCTTTACACGTCGCAGCATATTCGCACCTGATTGAAACACTTGGTCTTCCAGAAACTACATACAGCGAGTTTCTGGCCTATGCAGAAATGAAAGAAAAGCACGACTATATTCTAAATCTGTCTGCGCAAAATTCGACTAAACAGAATACAGCCAAGCACATCGCAGTGTTCAGTGCTTTTACAGAAGGAATGCAACTGTTTAGTTCGTTTATTATGTTGTTAAATTTTCCACGCCACGGCAAGATGAAGGGTATGGGTCAGATCGTTACTTGGTCAATCGTAGACGAAACTCAGCATACTGAAAACATGATCAAGATGTTCAAAGAGTTTGTTAAGGAAAATCCGGAGATTTGGAACGATGAACTTAAATCAGAACTTTATACGATTGCTGAACGAATGGTTGTACTCGAAGACCGTTTTATTGATCTGGCATTCGCTATGGGCCCTATGGCTAATCTGGACGCTAGTGACGTTAAACAGTATATCCGTTATATTGCTGATCGTCGCCTTATTAGTATGGGCCTCAAAGGTATAATGAAGGTTAAGAAGAATCCTCTACCGTGGGTTGAAGAAATGATTAATGCACCAACCCACACTAATTTCTTTGAGAACAGAGCCACTGATTATGCACGAGGAGCAGTAACTGGATCTTGGGACGATGTTTGGGCAAAGGAGGCGTAATGGCAATAAGACACTTTGATTGTGATTCGTGTGGGGCTCATGGAAAAATAACATTTAAATCAGATGACGAATTTAGGATTTCTGATATAGCATACTGTCCTTTTTGTGGTAGCGACATATATGAAAATGAGGAATATGAAGATGAAGAAGATCAGTAAGGTTATAGTCTACTATGAAGATGGAACATACGAAGAAGTTGCGAATAAAGTATTTAATGGAGAAGGTGATAAAGATAAAAAAACTTTTGAAACAAGTCCTGTAAATCCTATTCCGTATTACTCACCTTCGACATCACCTACAGTAAAGAATCCTTGGGATCCTCCATTTACTGTAACGTGTAATGCTACAGAAGTACCAGCTTTTAAGTTTTCAGACATGGATTTTACAATAGATAAATATTCCATTAATTTCTCAAGTAATGGAATATGTGGATATACGAAAACAGGCAATTTGAAGATAGTGAAATAGATAAGTATATTGGATTTGTATATCTTATCACTAATAAAACCAACAACCGCAAGTATGTTGGTAAGAAGCTCTTTTGGTTTACGAAAACAAGAACAATAAAAGGTAAGAAAAAGAGGGAAAAATCTTTTTCCGATTGGAAAATGTATTGGTCTTCTTCAGAAGAACTTAAAGGAGATGTAAAAAATCTCGGTGAAGAAAACTTCACTCGAGAAATTTTGCATTTGTGTATGAACAAAGGAACGATGTCTTATCTTGAATTGAGAGAACAAATAGATAGAAGGGTATTGGAAACAAATGAATACTATAACGCTTTTGTTGGCGGAAAAATACATAAGTCGCACGTA